GGAAGAAAAAAATACGGAAAAGCTAAATTCCAAAAATTAGCAGCAAGGGGTAAGAAAAAATAATGTATAAATTACAAAAAGTAAAAGGCGAAGGCGTTAAAACAATAATTGAAACTACTAGACCTAGTAGAGTTAAAGCTAAAACAAGTTTTATGCAATCAGTAGGAAAGAAATTTTCTTCTGGTGCTAGAATGACTAAAGGTGTTATTAGCAAAGGAATTAAAATAGGTGCTATTGGTGCAGGATTAACATTAGCTGGTTACGCTGCTGGTGCTCCTTCTAGAAGATATGCCAAAGCTCCTAAGCCAGGTGAAGATAGAGATCTTAGAGATATGATCTTATCTCAACCTGATAAGAGACAAAGATATTAATATGACAACACGAGGCGGAAAAAGAGAAGGTGCAGGTAGACCTAAAGGATCTACTACTAAAGCTAAATGGAAGATGCTTGACGAATTAGCAGTCAAGTACAATCATTCTCCATTAGATTATATGTTAGCTGTATTAAATAATCCTATGTCTTCTCCAGAAAGAAAAATGATGGCTGCGGAAAAAGCAGCTCCGTACGTTCACGCAAAATTAGCTACGACAACTACTAAACTTGGATCTGATGGACCAATTAAAATCAACATCAAATGGGGAGACGAGTAAGGAAGAAGTCAAGCAAGAAGAAAAAAACATTAACATTCCTTATAGTCCCAGACCATTACAAAGAGAAGTACATAACAGTCTTAAACGATTTAATGTATTAGTTTGTCATAGACGTTTTGGAAAAAGCGTACTTTCAATAAATGAATTAATTAAAACTGCTGTTTCAAAACAAATGGCAAAGTGTGCTTTCGTAGCACCAACATACCGACAAGGTAAATCTATTGCTTGGGAATATTTAAAATATTACACCAAGCCTTTAATGTATTTAGGCGGTAGCAAAAACGAAACAGAATTAAAAATAGATCTATTTAATGGATCAACTATTCAAATCTTTGGAGCCGATCATCCAGATTCGCTTCGAGGTATGGGGTTTCATGGAGTCGTATTAGATGAATACGCATTGATGGCTCCTAGAGTTTGGACAGAAATTATTAGACCAGCTATCTCAGATCATTTAGGTTGGGTTATGTTTATAGGCACGCCAATGGGACATAATCAATTCTGGGAAGTTTATGATTTTTCATTACGAGGTCATAAAGATTGGTTTGGTAGATTATATAGAGCTAGTGAAACTAAAGTTATTCCTGAAGAAGAATTAAGACAAGCTCAGGATATAATGACTGACGAACAATATGATCAAGAGTTTGAATGTTCATTTACTGCTGCGGTAAGTGGATCTTATTATGGTAAGTTAATTACTAAAGCAGATAGTGAAAAAAGAATTACTAATGTCCCTTTAGATGAAAACGTAGGCGTTGAAACTTGGTGGGATTTAGGTATAGGTGATTCAACTGCAATTTGGTTTGCACAAAGAATTGGTGAAGAAATTCATCTCATAGATTACTATGAAAATTCTGGTGAATCATTAATGCATTATGCAGACGTATTAGAGGAAAAAGGTTATGCATATGAAAGACATATAGCTCCTCACGATATTCAAGCAAGAGAGCTTGGTACTGGTAAATCAAGACTTGAGGTTTCTCAAGAACTTGGTATTGACTTTGAGATAGCACCTAAGCTAGAAGTAGATCACGGAATTGAAGCAGTAAGAAATACTTTGCCTCATTGTTGGTTTGATAGAGAAAAATGCAAGTTAGGTTTAGATGCTTTAAGACAATATAGAAAACAATGGGATGAAAAAAACCAAGTTTTTAAAAATAAACCACTACACGATTGGTGCTCACATGCAGCAGACTCCTTTAGATATGGATGCGTACACGACCCAATTGACACTACAGAATGGAATAAACCAATTAACGTAGATTATAAATACATAGTATGAAAACAGATAACGAAATTTTAGCATTATTAAATAGTGAAATTAGAGCATCATCAGGTTACATTGGTGGTGAGATTGTTTCTCGTAGAAGAAAATCATTAGAATATTTTTTAGGCAAACCTTTTGGTAATGAACAAGAAGGCAGATCACAAGTAATCAGTACAGATGTATCTGATACAGTTGAATCATTAATGCCATCATTGATGAAAATATTTACAGCAGGTGATAACGTATTTCATTGTGAACCTGTTGGACCAGAAGATGAGAAAGTTGCAAAACAAGCAAGTGATTATATTAACCACGTTTTCTATAAAGAGAATAGAGGTTTCACTGCTTTGTATACTGCATTTAAAGATGCATTGATTCAAAAGAATGGAATACTAAAAATTTATTGGGATGATTCTGAAAAAACTACAAGAGAAGAATATCACAAATTAACTGAAGATGAATATAATTTATTAATTGCTGATCCAGAAATTTCTATTGGTGAACACAAAGAATACGAAGAAGAATTTAAAGATCAAAATAATAAAGTAATTGATAAAGTTACATTTCATAATGTAGTAGTTTATAAAACTCAATCATACGGACAAGTTAAAATTGAACCAGTACCACCTGAAGAATTTTTAATTGAACGTAGAGCTAAGTCTATAGATTCTGCAAACTTTGTTTGCCATAGAACTTATATGACAAGAACTCAATTAGTTGAAATGGGTTATGATCAAGATGTAGTTTATAAATTACCTACTGGTGATTCAGAATATTATTTAGAAGACAGACAAGTTAGATACCAAGAAGTTGATTTCTCAGCTCCACAAGATAGAGGTGATGATTCTTCTGACGAAGTATTAATACACGAATGTTATGTAAAAATGGATGCCAATGAAGATGGCAAATCAGAATTATATAAAGTTTGTTTAGCAGGAACAGGTGCATATAAAATATTAGATATGCAAGAGATTGATTCAATTCCTTTTGTTTCAATGACTCCAATTATAATGCCTCATAGATTTTATGGCAGATCTGTATCTGAATTGATTGAAGACATACAATTAATTAAATCTACTGTAATGAGACAAATGTTAGATAATATGTATCTAACTAATAATAATAGAATTGCAATACAAGATGGTCAAGTTGCCATTGATGATTTATTAACTAATAGACCTGGCGGAATAGTTAGAACTAAACAACCACCTGCAAACGTAATGCAGGTTATGACTGCACAACCAATTACAGAACAAGCTTCTGGATTGTTAGCTTATTTAGATGCAGTTAGAGAATCTAGATCTGGAGTTACTAAAGTTGCACAAGGTTTACAATCAGATTCATTAAATACAGAAACTGCTACTGGAATGAATCAAGTATTAACTCAATCTCAAATGAGAATGGAGTTGATTGCTAGAACATTTGCTGAAACAGGTGTTAAAGATTTAGGAATTAAAATATTTGAATTACTTTGCAAGTATCAGCAAAAAGAAAAATTAGTTAGAATTAGAGGTGAGTTTGTTCCTATGACTCCTTATGAATGGAGAGATAGAGTTAACTTATCTGTTAAAGTTGGATTAGGTACAGGATCAAAAGAACAACAATTAATATTATTAAACTCAATATTACAAAGACAATTACAAGCAATACAATTGCAAGGTAATGTTTATGGTCCAGTAGTTAATCTTAAAAACATTTACGCTACATTACAAAAATTAATTGAGAACGCAGGATTAGGTAACGCTGAACCATTCTTTATGGATCCAGAAGTTGGTGCTGCACAAATGCCACCATTACCACCACCTGCTCCTACTGAATTTGAGAAAGTATCATTAGCTCAAGTACAAGGTGAAAACGAGAGAGCTGTACTAAGTTCTCAAGTTCAAATGAAGAAATTAGAATCAGAATTACGACAGTCATTATTAGATTTCGAATTAAGAGTAAAAGAAATGGAATTAAAATATGGCACTAAGATTAATGAACTTGAATTACGTAACAAATCTATGGTAGAACAAACACAAGTTAAACAATCAGGTGATATATTTAAAGAAATAATGAAAGGTCAACAAAAGTTTTTCAATGAAAGAGGATCTCAACAAACAGATTTCGCAGGGGAAAAAGGCTCAGCTACTGCTGGACGAACCCCTGATGAAGGAAGCATTTAACTATCTCAAATCTCGTTATCAAGAGGAGATATTTAATACTTCATATTCTGATCATAACCAAAGACAAGTACTTTGGATGGCTTATAATATGATTGAAAAAATCAAAGGTCATTTAGAGTCAGTTATGACTTCAGGATCTCTAGCTCAAAAAGAGTTAGATCAACTACAAGACTTAACTAAGTAATTAGAAGTCTTCTCGCCAATCCACTTAAGGAAGCGATTAACCAAAAGGAAAATATATGCAAGTAGATAAAACTATGCAAAGTGCTGCTGACAAATTAGTTGGATTACTGAATCCTAAAGAAGGACAATCAGAAAACAATGAAAAGAAAGTAGAACAATCAGAACAACCTCAAGTTCAAGTTGAAGAAAATAAAGTTGACTCAACTAAAGAAGAACCTGTCGTTGCTGAAGAAAGTAACAAATCCGAGACTGAGGAAGTTACTGAAGAAGCTGTAAGTTCTGAAAATGAAACAAAAGAGACTGAAGAAACCGAAATTCAAGAAAGTCCAAAACCACAACTCCACCGAGTCAAAGTACAAGGTCAAGAGTTAGAGGTCAGCCTGGATGAACTTAAAGCAGGTTATTCAAGAGACTCCGATTACAGACAAAAGACTCACGTATTGTCTCAAGAGAAAAAATCTTTTGAAGAACAAAAACAAGGTCTTAGTCAAACGTACCAATCACGTCTAAAGGAATTAGATGATTTGATTAATAGTGCTAATACTTATATCAGTCAACAATCAGGAAATGTTGATCTTCCTAAATTATATGAAGAAGATCCTGCTCAAGCAGCTCGAGTTGATTACCAAATGAGGCAACAACAAGAGCATCTGTCTAACTTAAAGAGACAATCTGAAAGAATTAGACTAGAGCAATATAACTCTTATCTTGATGAACAAAGAAAATTAGCGGCTACGAAAATTCCTGAATATGCAGATCCAAACAAATCACCTGTATTTAAATCTCAGTTAAAGAATGCTTTAGCTGATTATGGATTTACTGATGCTGAAATTGGAATGTTAGCTGACCATAGGTTTCTTATGGTTGCTAAAGATGCAATGGAATATCGTAACTTTAAAGGACAAAAGCCAGTTGCTTCTAAAAAAGTAGTAACTGCTCCTAAACTAATCAAATCTGGAATCTCTAAAGGAGACGATTCTAAACGTGGTGTGGTCAAACAAAAACTTGGTAGATTGAAACGATCTGGAAAAATCCAGGATGCTCAATCTGCTATTCTTGAAATAATCTCAAAATAAAGGGAAAATAAAATGGCACAACCAACAAATACATTTGATACTTATGATGCCGTAGGTATTAGAGAAGACTTACAGGATGTGATTTATTCGATCTCTCCAACTGAAACTCCATTTATGAGTTCAGCTGCTAGAGAACAAGTAAAAAACACATTCCACGAATGGCAAACTGATGCATTAGCAGCCGCTGTTACAAATAACGCTGTAATAGAAGGTGATGATGCAACATTAGATGCAGCAAGTGCTACATCTAGAATCGGTAACTACACACAGATCATGGACAAAACTGTTGTTATTACTGGTACACAAGAATCTGTAGATAAAGCTGGTAGAGCAAGTGAACTTGCATACCAAATAGCTAAAAAATCTAAAGAACTAAAAAGAGACATTGAATCTACATTGTTGACTAACCAAGCAAGAGTTGCTGGTGATTCTTCAACTGCTAGAAAATTTGGATCTATCGGTGCTTGGATTGCTACAAACGACAACTTCAATGTTGCAGACGGAACTTCTCCAACTGCTAATAATGGTTCTGACGCTAGAAATGACGGAACTCCAAGAGCAATGACAGAAGACATGTTGAAAGACGTAATTAAAAATGTTTGGAACGCTGGTGGTAACCCTTCAGTAGTAATGGTGGGACCATTCAATAAGCAAAAAATTTCTGGATTCACAGGTGGATCTACTAGATTTGATGCTTCAGAAGACAAAACATTATATACTTCTATTGACGTATATTCTTCTGACTTCGGTGATCTTGAAGTAGTACCTAACAGATTCTCTAGAGATAGAGATGCCTTAGTTCTAGATATGGACTACTGGTCTGTAGGTTTCTTAAGAGATTTCACTATGCATGAACTATCAAAAACTGGAGATGCTGAGAAAAGACAATTACTTGTTGAATTGACTTTGATCTCTAGAAATGAAGCTGCTTCAGGCGGTGTATTCGACTTAACTACAAGTTAATAATTACTAAATACTAGGGGGAAGAAACATTTACTTCCCCCAGTATAATTATTGACTAAAGAATTTAAGAAAATATATATATCAAGTTTTAAAATAAGGAGAAAATAATGCATATTGCAATGGTACCAAAAACAACTCAAAAAGTTACCTCGTCTGGATCATCTGTTCAATCAAGTGCCTTTGGTGCTCACATTGAATACGTTAGAATAGTAGCTGATGCTGATTGTCATATTGCTTTT